GCAATTCATATTGTAGAAAAAAATCTAGACAATGCAAATTGGTGTGGTTTATCATTTAATCCAAACGCTATTCATATTATAGAAAAAAATCTAGACAAAATAGATTGGGATAGTTTAGTGTATAATAAAAATGCAAACCATATATTGGAAAAAAATCTAGATAAAATAGATTTTTATAAATTATGTGGTGCATGTTGTGAAAAAAGAAATCCAGATGCTATCAAAATAATAGAAAAAAATATGGATAAATTAGATAATAATTGTTGGGAAGAATTGTCCAGAAGTCAATATGCGATACATTTGTTATTTAAATATGACTATGAACTAATGAGTCAAAAAATGTGGCAATTCAAAGAGGAATTACTTAGATATATATTCAATCCAAAACGTATATTGAATATTTGTGATTTGTATGATATTGAGTTTGATGAATTGATGGAAATGTACCAATCATTATAAATTTTTCAAAAAAATGAAATGAAATAAAATAAATAAAATAAAATTATATTTTTTTATAAAATTGAAATAAAAGTATACTTTTTTATTTCAATCACAATATATCAACTTGAATATTCAAAAATGTTAACTCGACCTATATACAAAGCAAAATACTCAGAATACATTAAACGCAGACATAGTTTGACTTGTGAAATATGTGAAAATCATAGTCCAATTGCTGCTGCAATAATAGAGCAATTTAAATTATACTCTGTAAACAAACGTTACATAAATTCCATAAAGGCGAAATTATTAAAAAATCCATATACATGGCATATTGTGTTTAAAAATATGAAAATATATGGCACAGATAAAATCACAGATGAAAACCTATATCAATTTGCTGATTTGTTATACGAAAAACCTTTTAATTATTACGATATTCATTTATTAGAAAAAGATTTTGACCCAAATAATATAGATTGGTATAGACTATCCGCTCAACCAGATGCTATTGAGATTCTGGAAAAATATCCAGAACATATAATTCTGGAGGGTTTGTTATTAAATACAAATATAAAAGCAATGATTCTTACCAAAAAATTGTTTTCATATGATAAAATATTTAGTGAAATGTATCACCTAATTAAGTTAATAGGAAATCCAAATGGTATAGAAATATTGAAAGATTATCCAAAACCATTTTATAAATATTCAATATTTCCAGAAATAGCGCGTAAACCAAACTTATTACATTTATTATTTACTTGGGATTATGAAGAAATGACAAAAAAAAATTGGAAGTTCAAAGAAGATTTGATAAAATATATATTAAATCCAAAACGTATATTAAATATTTGTGATTTATATAATGTTGACTTTTATGACTTGATGGAAATGTATCAGTCATTATAGTAACAAAAATAAATTGTATATTGTATAATATCGTACGTAAATTATAATATATTTTAAAACTACTTAAAGATAAATTACTTATATAATTTGTATATCGGGTTGGCGCAGAGGCAGCGCACAAGGCTCATAACCTTGGGGTCAAAGGATCGAAACCTTTACCCGATATCTTATACATATAAAAAATAGAATACTTTTTTTATGTATAAATTTTTATAAATTTTATTTTTATTTTATCATCGTTTATTTTGACAAATGATCTAATGCGCTTAACAAAACTTTTTCTTGATCTGTTAATTTTTGGAAAACTAAACATTCATCTAATTTGATTTGAAAATGTTTACAATTAAAACCGTAATTTTTACAGACCAAACTTAATCCACTTTGTTCTATTTTAAGTTCACAAAATATAGCTCCTCTTGATAATTTAATTAAATTTGGATTTGTAAGTGGAATCCATCTCAAATAAGTACCATATTTTAAATCCTGAATTTCATCTACATATCTATATCCAATTAATTTGTTGAATAACTCAATTGTTTCATCTCTAGATAAATGTAATTCTTTTAATACTTTCAAATTCATTTCTTTTATTTTTTTTGATGTAAAATTCATTAAATTTTCATTATTTTCATCATCTAATGCTTTCATCAATTTATTAACATCCATACTAATAATATATTTGAATTTTATATATTTAAATATATTATTTATTTTATTTGATAAATGATAGATTTACCAAGACCCAAATGCTCCTCCACCAAGAACAGAGTTAGCAGCCATTGGTTCTTGAATTAAACCCATTTCTTGACCTCCAGGGGTAGCAGCACCAACTAAAGGATTTGTATCTTGACGATACATATTATTATAGTTTGGTAATTGTTGAGGACTCATTGTAGGAGCACTACTCGATGTTGGTAATGAATTTATAGAAGTTCCATCACTAAATGAAGATGATGGAGTAACACTATTCATCATTGGAGTCATCATTTGTCCTGAAATTGGCTGAGACACCTTAACATTAGCTTTTGCGCCATTCTTACCCTTTGTTTCTTTAGAAGAACCATTCCATAATTCAACAATTCTATCAACTAAAATACTTACTTTCTCTCCTAATTTTGTTTGTAAACTTAATATTATCATTAAAGTTGCTAAAATTATAAAAATAACACTAAACTCTGGATAAGCCATACCACTATAGGTTGGAACAAAGGTTATAACTCTGTGAATAATCAATAGACCTAAAAACATTGTTATTATTTGAATAATTACTTCTGCTAAAATTTCAGCGCTTCCTTTTTGTTCATCTGCTTCAGGAACGTATTTCTGCATAGATTTGTTAAGTAAAACAATTGGAATCAATGCGATCAATGTATATTGAATTATATTTAATAATTCTGCTTTTGATTCATCATCAAAATTGAAAACATGTTTAAAAAAATTTTTTTTAGAATCATCTGAACTATCCATATGATTTATAATTAGAAATAAAAAATGTGTTTTAGTAAATAATTTAAAAATAAATTACTAAATATAATATTGTTACTATGATTGAAGAAATTCAAAATAATACTAAAATATCAGATAATATATTTTCTAATATCGAAAGATATAAGCATGAGGAATATCAATATTTAAATCAGCTTGAAAATATATTGGAAAATGGAACTTGGGAAGAGGGAAGGAATGGAAAAACAAAGAGTATTTTTGGAGCTTCTATGAGATTCTCTCTAAAAGATGGTAAAATTCCAATTTTAACAACAAAAAAAACAGCATGGAAGACTTGTTTAAAGGAATTATTATGGTTTATTAGAGGTGAGACTGATAATAAAATCTTAAAAGAACAAGGAGTTCATATTTGGGATGCAAATGGTTCAAGAGAATTTTTAGATAGTCGTGGACTCACCAATTATGAAGAAGATGAATTAGGACCAATATACGGCAGACAATGGAGACATTTTAATAAACCTTTTTTGTGTAAAAAAGATGTCAACTCAATTGAATTTTGTACTAAATATAATTTCCATAATCCTGAAAAAATACATTTAGATTCAGAACAAGATGGTGTAGATCAATTACAACAAATTATTGATGCCTTAAAAGACCCTAATCAACGAACTAGTCGCAGACTTATTATGACAGCTTGGAATCCTTGTCAATTAAATCAAATGGCATTACCACCATGTCACATTCTATGTCAATTTAACGTACATGATGGTAATAAATTAAGTTGTGCTTTGTATCAACGCAGTGCTGACGAATTTTTAGGTCAGCCAATAAACATAGCATCATATTCATTTCTAACTCATTTACTAGCAAAACATTGTGGATTGGAAGCATATGAATTTATTTATTTTATGGGAAATTGTCATATATATGAAAATGCTATTAACGCAGCTAAATTACAAATTACAAGAGAGCCATATCCATTTCCAACAGTTTCTATTAAGCAAGTTAGAGGGAATATAAACGATTATCAGATAGAAGATTTTGAGATACATAATTATATATGTCATGAAGCAATTAAAGTTGCGATGGTAGCTTAAAAATATTTAGAAATTATTTTATATATAATTTATAAACTTCAAATGCGTAAGTAATTTAAAAACAAATTGTATATAATAAATATTAAATGAGTAGTTCAAGATCAATTGCAGCAGCAAGAAATAGACGCGCAGGAGAACAACAGCCAGTTCAAACACGTTCTGGTCCAGGAACATCAATCGCATCACAAGCGGCATTCGTTCAACAAATGAACCAAGACCAAAGAGTAATGGGAGGAAGAAATCAAATGCCACAAAATAGACAAATGAATCAACAAATGAATCAACAAATGAATCAACAACAACCACAAGTAGCACCATTATCAAATGGAATACCTGCTGGAGCAAAATTATCTATTTCAGACGCTATTGGTTTAATCACTTTAAGATTAGGAAAAGTAGAACAATTTATTATCCAATTAGAAAATGAAATTTTACCTTCATTAAAAGGAGAATCTAATGTATCAGATCATACACAACAAATTGATAGAAGTGTAATTAATAGTATTGTAAATCGTCTTGATGCTTTAGAAAAATCACAAAAGGAAATATTATCTGGAAATATGAATTTGAATAAGGAAAATGTTGATAATACAAAGATGGAAAAAGAAATAAGAGATATTAAGGATGCTTTAATGATGCAGATTGTAAAATATGATAAATTTTCTGACTCAACAAATCAAAAGATAACAGATATTCATCAAAGATTAACAGATATTGATAATGCATTTGTAGAATTTGAAAATCAATTTAGTATTCAAAATATAAATGATGAACCAACAATTAATGATAATAACGATGGGTCTAATATTATAAATGATAATTTAGATGATAATGATGATAGCTCAAGTAATTTTAATTCTGATAACGCAATTTCTTCAGTCGATTTAAAATCAATTATAAAAGAACAATTAAAAGAACTATAATGTGAATAATATTAATTATTATTTTAATCAATTATAATAATTAATGACATCAAGTATTAAAAATTTAGAAAATTGTCAAATTTCAAACAAATCAAACAATCCTATAAATCCAATAGATATTTCATATATTTTAAATAATTTTTGTTATATTGAAGATGAAAATAACATTATAATAGATCATCATTATTTTAAACAATATATTAAAATAACAAATGATTCACTCAATTCTTTAAACCATTTAATAAATCAAATAGAAAAGGTTTTAAAACAGTATGATAATTTTAACGTCCATTTAAAAATAAAAACATTAACTTTAGTTGAAATTGATAAACATAAAGATTTAATTGCTATGATGTCATTAATTTTGAAACAAAAATTTCCGGATAAATTAAAAAATTGTATGATATATGATGCCCCTTTTATATTTTCTTCATTATTTTCTCTTATATCTTCATTTATAGATAAAGATACTCAAAAAAAAATACAATTAATTAAATAAAAATAAATAAATTTATATAAAACTCCATAAAATTATTTAAACCTATCATTTTCTATTATATAAATGAAACTTATCATCAATGATAAACAAAAAAAAGATACACTTATTGCATTATTTCAAATGTTAAAAATATCTACGAGTTTTTGCAATATGATGTTTAAGGATAATTTCGTACATATTCAAGGTATGGATAAAACTCATATTTGTTTATTTGATGTGAATATTAATAATGGTTGGTTTGATACATACGAGAGAACCAACAATGATTCAGAAAATATTTGTTTTGATTCTGAAATATTTCATTCAATAATTAACACTAAGCATGATGGTAATAAAATAATTATATTTTTTGATGGTAACGCTGATAATTTAAATATTGATTTGATAAGTGAATCAAATAGTAAAAACAAAAGTAAAAATGATTTTGATAAACATTTTAAGATTCCTCTAGCAGAATTTGAATATGATGTTTTAGAATTGCCAGACACAGAATATGATGCTGAATTCAGTATAAATTCTAAAAAAATATGCGATATTACATCTCAAATGCTTCAATTTGGTAATGATTTACACATTGATTGTACTGAGGAAAAGATTGATTTTATATCAAGTGGAATTAATGGTGAAATGCTTGTAAATATTCCAATTGATGAACTTGATGAATTTAGTATTGTAGAAGGTGATAATATAAATCTTGATTATAGCCTTGTTTACATAAATAAAAACTGTCTAACTAATAAATTATCAAATACAATTAATATAAGTATCAGTAAGGAATTTCCAATGAAGATAAAATACGATTTAGGAAATGATAGTTCCGTTACATTTTATATAGCATCGAAAATGCAATAAATAAATATATTAAATATATCTACATTATATTTAAATAATGATGATACATAAAAGATGTTTAATTCCAAAAAAAGGATATTTATATTATTGTTATTTATGTTTTAAAGAATATGAAATTATCAATCTATTTACACCAATTGAAGGATGTTCTGAATATTTTAATTGTAATAAATGTAATAATACTTATGTAGCAACAAATGTTAAATTAAGAAGAAAATATATAGATTATTGTATTATCTCTTAATATTATTTTAATCTTCGTTTCATTTAATAAAAATTATTATTATTTTTATTTAATATTATGACTGAAATTATTATTGGTTTATTTATATTTTGTATTGTTCTATTTATTTATTTACATGTACAATTTCATCTTAAAACGAGTAATGATCTAGAAATGTATGAAATAGAACAAGCATCAAAAGATAAATTAGAAGAAACTTGTGATTTGAGACAACCTGTCTTATTCGATTTTGATAATAAAAAAATTATTGATAATACAAATAAAAATTATATATTAAGTAACTATCACGCTTTTGAAATAAAAATAAGAAATGTTAAAGATGATGATATAAATTCAGAGTTATATATGCCTTTACCTATGCATGCTGCGGCAAAATTATTTGATGGAGATAAAAATTCAACCTATTTTTCTGAAAATAATTCTGAATTTCTTCAAGAAACTGGTGTAATAAAAAATATGCGTTATAATGACGAATTTTTAAGACCATATATGGTTTCAAATTGTAATTATGATATATTATTAGGAAGTAATAATTGTATTACTCCATTTAGATATGAAATTAATTACAGGAATTATTTTATATTAACACAAGGTAAGGCACAAATTAAGATGGCACCTCCACAAAGTATAAAATATTTATATCCAGTATATGACTATGAAAATTTCGAATTCAGGACACCAATAAATCCATGGAATCCTCAAGCAAAATATACTGCTGATTTTGACAAGATAAAATGTTTAGAATTTACATTGACTCCTGGAAAAACTTTATTTTTACCAGCATATTGGTGGTATAGTATAAAATTTGATGAAAATACAAGTATATCTGTTTTTAAATATAGAACATATATGAATAATTTAGCTATATTACCATATGTTGGTTTACATGCGTTACAAATACAAAATGTTAAAAGAGATGTTGTTAAAAAAATAAATATAGATAACTTAAATATTGATACAAATGAAAATCAAAATACTAATTTTTCAAAACCATCTGAAAATAATACATTAAATAATAATAATAACAATAATAATAACAATAATAATAACAATAATAATAACAATAATAATAACAATAATAATAACAATAACAATAATAATAACAATGATAATATTACAAATAATGATTTTACAAATGATATCCACTCTACAAATATAAATAATCTACCTGTACCTGAGCCAGAACCGCTTGGTTTGAATAATCAAATAAATTCATCAATTGGCTCTGAAATCTCTCTTTAAATATTTTATAAATTTAATTTATTTATAATATATTTATAATGTATAATATGACTAAAAGGTATAAAAAACATATTCACAATTCAAAATGTAGAAAAACAAAAAAATGTAATAAATATAATAAAACAAGAAAAATGAGATATAGAATGCGCGGTGGATGAGGCGAAAGTTTTAAGCCAATAAAAAATACAATTTAAATTTAAATTTCTATTTAAAATACATATAATAATTGAGTCTGGAATGACGAGCTTATAAAGTTAAATATTTTTATAAATTTTTATTTTTTTTGCTCTGATATTAGACGATTTGTTTACATAAATAATCATCTAATATATTTTTCGAGTTACAATTTTTATTTCTATTTATTTTCAATAAAGTTAATATTTCGATTTTCTCTCTACATAAAGCACAACAAAAATCCTTTTTATTTTCATTTGTATCATTTTCATATGTATTTAACATTTCTTTCACACATTTTACGCAAAAACTATGTTTACAATTATACTCAATCTTGTTGACAATTTTATCACTTTCATAACATATATTACATTCCACATATTGTTTTGATTGTTTTTTTGTTATATTTTTAATACGATAATATAATTCTATTTTTTCTTTTTTATTTAATCTACTATTTAATATTATTTGTACTAAATTATTAATACTTTCCATATTTTCTGTAGTTAAACTCAAAAGCAAATAATTTGTAATTTCTTGTGTTAAACTATTAGTGTTGTTATTGCTATTATTATTATTATTGTTATTATTATTTTCAGTATCATTTTCAGTATTATCTTCAGTATTATTTTCAGTATTATGTTCATTATGGTTTTGTTCGTCGTTATTATTATCGTCTTCATTTTGATTTAAAAATGAAACAAAATTTAATAAATCATCATTATTATCTATATTTTCTTCTTCAATATCAACAGGATATATTTTATTCATAATATTATCTATATGAGTTGATATATTTTGTGATGTTTTTCCGTCACAATATCTAATAGAATATGCTCTTGTATATGCGACCTGAATACTTATCAACCAATTATACATTGCATTTTTCTGAGAATTAAAATTACCATACAAATATGTATACAATTCTTTTCTATATTTTATTTTCATATCTAAATCATTAATTCTTATATCATTACATGATTTAATATTATGTCCTGTTTTATTACAGAAACTGCAATGTCTCTGATTTGTATTTCTTTGTATAAAACTCATGTGTTGTGTTGTAATGCTTGGCATATTGTTTATCTATATAATTTTTTTATTTTGTTTAATTATAATAATTTGTTTCAATTTTTTTAAATATACTTTAATTATATTTAATGATATATATTAAAGAAATAATTTGGATAACATATAACATCTATAATGGATACATTTAAACTCTACGTTAATGACCGGAACTATACATCTTGGAATGTATTTGAAACATCTAATTATCAAAATGTAAATGTTGATATTAATCCAGTTGAATCTAAATTATTTTCTAATGATGTATTTCAAATTGAAAATTCTAAAATAAATATTCTTCACTCAAGTATAAGATGTGGACCACCTATGCCTGGAGTACTGATACTAAATTCTAATAAGACTTATGGGAGAAAAAATGGAAGATTATTATACAAATGTATTCCTGATGATATAAGATTACCATATTTTTTAGTTCCATATGACATGAAAAATATGGGTTTTTCAAAAGTTTTTAAAAATTTATATGTGACTTTTTCTTTTGCTGATTGGAATGAAAAGCATCCTCATGGACTATTAAGCCAAGTAATAGGACCTGTAGATGTTTTAGATAATTTTTATGAATATCAATTATATTGTAAAAGTTTAAATGCTTCGATTCAAAAGTTTCAAAAAGATACTTCAAAAGCTCTTCAAAATAAATCACATGACCTATTTATTGAAAATATAAAAGAAAAATTTCCAAATATTATAGATAGAACCAGTTCTGATTGGAATATATTTACAATTGACCCGAATAAAAGTCTTGATTTTGATGATGGTTATAGTATAAAAACATTGAATATGGAAGAAAATAGTTTTCAAATAAGTATCTATATAGCTAATGTGACTTTATGGTTAGATATTTTAAATCTTTGGGATTCATTTTCAAGAAGAATATCGACTATATATTTACCAGATAGAAAAAGACCTATGTTACCATCAATATTATCTGATTGTTTATGTAGTTTACAAGCAAATCATTCAAGAATCGCATTTGTAATGGATGTGTTTGTTAATAATAATGAAATAGTTGATGTCAAATATTCAAATTGTATTATAAAAGTAAGTAAAAATTATATTTATGAACAAGCAGAGTTGCTCTGTAATGCGGATTATTTATTATTACTTGATGTCACAAAAAATATGTCTAGAAAATATAAATACATTAGTAATGTAAGGAATAGTCATGAAATGGTTTGTTATTTAATGATATTAATGAATTATCATTGTGCGAAAGAAATGATTGTTCATAAATGCGGAATATTTCGTTCAACTATTATGAAGAGAGAAATAGAAATACCAGATAATATTCCAGATGACGTTGGAAAATTTATAAAAATATGGAATAGTGCGTGCGGACAATATATTGATGGTAATGTGATGTTAAATAATGAAAATATTAGACATGAAATGCTTGAATTAGATGCTTATATACATATAACAAGTCCAATTAGAAGACTTGTTGATTTATTAAATATAATTAAATTCCAACAAAAATTAAATATTATTCGTTTATCAGAAAACGCAGATAAATTTTATCAAAAATGGTTAAATGATTTAGAATATATAAATGTAACAATGAGATCAATAAGAAAAGTACAAATTGATTGTTCTCTATTGGATTTATGTGCGAATCATCCAGATATTATGGAAAAAGAATATGATGGTTTCTTATTTGATAAATTAAATAGAAATGATGGATTGTTTCAATTTATGGTTTATTTACCTGAATTAAAATTATCTTCAAGAATAACATTGAGAGATAATTTTGAAAATTATCAGAAAAAGAAATTCAAATTATATTTATTTCATGATGAAGAAAGTTTCAAAAAGAAAATCAGATTGCATTTATTATAAATTAAAAATTAAATAAGTATATTTTTTGTTGATTTACACATATTACAAGTTATAATATAAATTCTACCTAAATCTTTTTTAATTGATGTATTTAAACATAAACAATTTACACACTGAATATAATTTACAATATATTTTTTTAGAATATTTTCAATAACTTTTTGGTTATGATTTCCCTTTATAATAAAATACTTATTTCCATCAATTGAACCTGTTGTATTTAGTTCAGTTAATACATATTTATATAAATACGTTTCTTCTCTCTTTAATGATTCACATACCTGAAAAAAATTCGTCCAAGCTATTTTTCTTGAACTTATTTTTACAATTGTTGGACCTTTTACTTTGGTTGTATTTTCTTTATATTCTTTTTTACTTTCCATATTAAGATATAAACGGTTTAATAATAAAAAATAATTATATAGATCTTCTTTTATATTTTTTTCATTTATTTCAATTGTTTCATTTGTTTCAATTGTTTCATCAACAATCTTTTTTTTATGTTTCTTTTTTTTTTTACTTAAATCAAAAATTTCATATAATTCATCATTTTTTTCATTTTTATCATTCTCATTACAATCATCCATTTTATATTAAATAGTTATTTATATTTATATACTCTTATTCTTTATTTTTTTAGTTTTATTTTTTTTGCTTCTATATTTTTTGCTTTTCATTTTTTTCATTTTTTTTCCACCTGATTGATATTCACTTGTAAAATATATTTGTTCTATTGGTTTATTAATCAAAGATAATTTATCTAACAAATTATTAAATTGAATATTTCTCTCTACATCATTCAAATCTGATTTTTTTATTAGTGCTTGTTGTCTAAATAACAAAAAAATATATCTATGAATTCCCGTATTTATTGGAGGAGATGGTCCTTTATAAGGTATTAGTATTTCACCATTTTTGATATTATCTTTAATATTTATAATTAACCAATGTACGTAATCTCCATGAGGTGTATCTGGATCATACATAATTAATGTATAAAGTTCATTTGGAACAAAATTATAAAATACAGTAGGTTGTTGTTTTGTCTGTAAAGGAGTCAAAAATTGTCTATTTATTATTCCATTATCATATTTTATTTGAAACATTATAAAATATAATAAGATGATTATTTGAAAAAAGGTAAATAAATTAATAATTTTACAGAAAAATATAACATAATGGCATTAACAGACCAACACCACATTGAATCTGCTGTGCCATCTTTATAAAAAGTATAAAATGATATCAATAAAAGTACAAATGCTAATAAAGATGAGAAGTATATTTTCTCTCTAATGAGTGGATAAAATAAGAAAAATAAATAAAACAAATATCCTATATGAGTATTATGTTGATTTATCCAATCCCATTTCAAATGTCCATTTTTCGCAACAGAAGTTATAAATCTGGTATTCATTAAACCATATAAACTATAAGGTAAAGCAAACAATAAATAAATAGATAATAATAGATTACGTTCTTTAATATTTTTAATGACAAAAATGGAAGCAATTGGCTGAATAAAAATTAGACATGCAGCAAAAAATGAGAGAATTTTATTATAAAATTTATCATTTAGATTTTGCCATAAAAAGTATTCGATTAACTGCATCAAAATAAATGATAATAAAAATATATATGCGAAAATATTATTTACTTCATCAATTTTATATTGAGTATAATTATTATTATAAATAATCAATACTAAAACGAATATACTAAATAAAAAAGTATTTATAGATACATCTTTATTCCAACACATTACTTATATATAATCAAATTATTATTTATTGTTTATTGTTTATTGTTTTATTATAAATCTTTATTTATTGTGACTTCTTTTGCGATATTTTTTATAATTTTTTCTTCCTTTGATTTATCTGTTTCCATAGATTCCATGATAATTTTATTTATTTTAGTAGATTTTATTGAATCGCTATAAATACAATCAGGATTTTCTTTTTTCCATTTTGGTATTAGAGAGATATTTTTATTTGTCACACAATTAATTACTTTCTTAATTTTAGCATTATCAATATTATCTTTTTCCCATTTATCCTGATCTTTAACATATAAAACATCTCTCTTAAAGTCAGAACAATGAACTGGTCTCTCTGTAACATCCAATAATTTTAAATTATCTATAATAATTTTAGAAATTCCCTCAACATATCCAAGTTCGCCTACTTTTTCCAAATCAGATAAGTTTAATTCTATAGAATTAGCAAAATCCATAATATTCATAGCATTTTTACATGTTTCATTTAAAAAGAAGTTTAAGTTGAAAGATTTGTTGTTACTATTATGAGTAATATTATTAGAATTATTTATTCCCATATTTTCTTTTATAAAATCGAGCATTTGTTTATTCATTTCTTTTTGAAAATCTTGATTTTGCTTTACAATATCTAATACTAATGTTTTGATATCATTTATATTTTCATTATTTACATTATTTATTACATTTTCTTTGGTAAAACAATCATTTTTATGTTTCCATAATCCTTGTCGATATTTATACAATTTTCCACAATCACATTTATAATGTTGAACTTTCTGTGCCAAATCGTCATCATTTTGTAACTCAGCGTCATTCTTCATATGTTTAGCTGTTACAATGTGTCTGTCGAATTGACTTTTACGAGACGTTAAATAATCACATTTATTACAATAAAAAGTTTTGGAACTTTTTGGAACTTTTTTGTCATCCATTTGCATCCTTATAAGAGGACAAGAAAAGTTCCTAAATACTTTTTATATTAAATATTTTAAAAATTATCGTCACAATTTTATAATTATTTTTTTTGTGACCTTACCTTAATTTTTAATTATGCAGCAAATCCATGGTTTTTTCAAAAGTATTTCGGGGTTTCTCATTTTTGGACATTTTTTTTTGTCCAATTTTTAAAACAAAAATTTACTTTTGGAACAAAAAACATGGAATTTTTTCCAATTTCTTTAAGTATCTTTAAAATATATATTATTCACATATTTGTTTTTTACCATAAATAATTTTATAATTTTTATTTGTATCACAAGTTTTAAAACCTGTTTTTAATACATGAAAAATTAATTTATTATCAAAATAGAATAAAGTATCATAATCATTATATTCCCAATATGGCAATTTATTATTTCCTTCAGGATTGATGAATTGATAATTATTTATATTTTTAACTTTGCTTCCAATATCTATTATATTTTTTACTAGTTTTTGAATACATGTATGTTTCCAACATAATAATACTGTTTTACCATTGAAATATGGATTTGTAAATAATTTTGTTATTGCTTTTTCAGTTTCATCATTTATTCCATACATAAATAGAGGAATATTTAATAACCATGATGTCAAAAGGATTGTTTGTTCTTCATGCATAACTTTATAGTTATTTGGAGCTATTATACAATTCACTCCTATTTCCATTTTATTAATGTTTTCGATTAATTTTGGTATATATGTAGAACGTAAAATACCATTATAATTTAAAGGAAGTTCTTCTATATAATTTCTCTCTGCATGTCTTACTATAAATATATTTGATGGACCTTTACACATAATATTATTAAGTCCACAACTTATATAAAAAGGGTTTGCGAGTTTATAATTTTTTTCTCTAATTGATTTATAATTTATATATATTTTATATAAATCATTTTGATTTTCATAAATAGGACAACCTTTTGAATCACATTGATCTTGTATTTGATAAGTAGATTTTAAATAAATAAATAATATTATTAAAATGATGATAATAAAAAATATAATAATATAACTTTTTTTCATATAATAAATATATATATTATTTATATCTTATATAAAATAATAATTTAAATCAGTTTAAATATATAGGTTTATAATATATATTATAATATAATTTAAAATGGTAAAAGTTTGTTCTATTTCTGGTTATCCAAAAGATAATGAAAATAAATATAGACAATATTTTGAAAAATATGATTATCCTTTACATATTTTTCAAAAATGGGCAATCGAAGGTATAATTGAAGGCAATCATGTATTAATAACTGCACCAACAGGATCAGGTAAAACACTACCAAGCGAGTTTGCTTTAGATTATTTTAATTCTAATAAAAAAAAGACAATCTATTGTAGTCCAATCAAAGCATTATCAAATCAGAAATTTTATGATTTTAGTAATAAATATCCTCATATTAGTGTTGGTTTAGTTACAGGTGACATAAAAACAAATACAAATGCTGACATATTGATTATGACAACTGAAATATTATTGAATAAATTATATCAATTAAAAAGTAAAAACCAAGTTCCAGCTTCAGCAATTTCATTCGAAATGGATATAGAAAATGAATTAGGTTGTGTTGTATTTGATGAAATACATATGATAAATGATGAATCTAGAGGACATGTGTGGGAAAATTGTATTATGCTTTTACCAGAACATATTCAGATGATAGGTCTTTCAGCAACATTAGATAATCCGGATAAATTCGCACATTGGTTAGAAACAAAAGGACAAAATCAAAAAAACTCAGATAAAATTGTTTACTTATGTTCAAAGAAAGAAAGAGCAGTTCCTTTAACACATTATTCTTTTATAACAGTACCTAATGGTATATTTAAAGCAATAAAAGATAAACAAATACAGGAAGAAATTAAAAGCATTATTAATAAGCCATTTGTTATTCAAACATCAAAAGGTGAATTCAATGACGTACATTATTTTAAAATGAATAAAATGTTGAAATTATTTGAATCAAAAAATATATATGTAAAAAGACAATTAGTTCTAGATCAAGTAGCAAAACATTTGGTAGAAAATAATATGTTACCAGCACTTTGTTATGTATTTTCAAGAAAACAATTAGAAATTTGTGCTAAAGAAATGAATACCATTTTATTGGAAGATGATTCCAAAGTTAGATATATAGTTCATAGAGAATGCGAACAAATTTTAAGAAAATTACCAAATTTTCAAGAATATCTGCAGTTACCTGAATATCACAATTTATTATCATTGCTCGAAAAAGGTGTAGCAATACATCACTCAGGAATGATGTCAGTTTTTAGAGAGATCGTAGAATTATTATTCGCAAAAGGATATATTAAAATGTTATTTTGCACTGAATCTGTTTCTATCGGTTTAAATTTACCTGTTAAAACAACTATTTTTACAGATATTAATAAACATGACGGAAAAATGTTTAGGATTTTACAAGGTCATGAATTCGTTCAAGCATCTGGACGTGCTGGAAGATTAGGAATTGATACTGTCGGTCATGTATTTCATTTAAATAATCTTTTTAGAAATGTAGATTCTGTGAATTATAAACAAATGATGACAGGTAAACCACAAACTCTTATATCTAAATTTAAGATATCATATAATTTATTATTAAATTTGATTGATATTGGAGACAATAAATTTATTGAATTCGCAAGAAAAAGTATGGTTAAGGATGATATTGATAATCAATTAGGAAAATTATATCAAGATATGACTAAAGTATCAAATGAATTAGACGATTTTAATATTATAATCAACAATTGTAAGACACCATCTGATATTATTTATGAATATATTGAACTAAATAAAGAAAAAGTTACAAGTGTTAATAAAAAAAGAAAAGAAATAGATAGAAAATTATTTAATATATTTCAATCACATAAAACAATTGAGAGTGATAAAAAAATATACGAAAAAAAATTATTAAAAATGAAAGAATACAATAAGCTTAAAGAAGAGTATAATTACATTGAAAAATTTATTGATAATAATGTTATAACTATATTAAAAATGTTAGAAGATGAAAATTATATTATAAAGGATATTGAAAATGAAAATGAAAATTATTATAAATTATCTATACAAGGAATTTTGGCAACTCATATAAGAGAAGTTCATTGTTTAGTTTTCTCAAAATTAATAAATAATAATACACTTGTAAATTTAGATACAAAACAATTGGTTGCTATATTTAGTTGTTTTACAAATATAACAGTTCCTGAAGATTTAATATCAAATATTCCTAATTCAAAAGATAATAAAGTACAAGAATTACTTTTAGAAATAAAGGGAATGTATCAATATTATTGTGATATTGAATCAAAAAATGAAATAAACTCAGGTATTGATTATAATATTCATTATGATTTATTGAATTATGTAGAACGATGGTGTGATTGTGAAAACGTTCAGGATTGTAAGTTACTACTTCAAGATATTGCTAGAGAAAAAGAAATATTTTTAGGTGAATTTGTGAAAGCATTATTAAAAATCAATAATATCTCGAATGAATTAGAAAAAATTGCTGAACTTATTGGAAATATTGCTTTTTTGAGTAAATTGAGAGAAATTCCAAATATTACACTTAAATATGTTGTAACTAATCAATCATTATATGTATAATATTTAAATTATCAATATAGTTTATAAATCATATGAAACTTTTATTTAGAACATTATTATTTCATTTTTCATGTATTATATTTTTCTTTTTAATTTACTGGAATTTAGTAGATCATTTTTTAAGAGATAATAAAACCAAAAAACCAGCAACATTATTAGATTTTTTATTGTTAAGTACAACAGTACAGGCCGGAGTTGGAATTGCTGACATATATCCGATTTCGTTTATGGGTAAGTTAACACTTATCATACAACAGATGATAATGCTATCAACACATGTAATAACATTATATATTTTTACACTATAAATTAATAAAATACTTAATATAATATATAATGAGTTATTATGATATTACTTTATGTGTTTTAACTGAAATAATAGGTGACTTTGGTTTCAAAGAATTTGCTAATAATGGAGGAATAAAACCATTTTTAATAGGAACAACTGGATATATAGGAGTTGTATATTTTTTAATAAGGGCTCTTCAAGGAAGTACTATATTAATGGTAAATGCTGGATGGGATGGAATAAGTGCGTTAATTGAATCGTTCGCAGCATATATTTTTTTGGGTGAAAGATTAGATAATTTTAGTCAATATTTGGGAATTTTATTTATTATAGTAGGTTTATTTTTATTGAATATACCTTTAAAAAGAAAAAAAGAATTTAAATTTCCATCTTTTTTAAAATAAAAAATAAAATAAAATATTTAAATAAATATATAATGAGAACTGGAAGTTTTAGAGCAAGATATAGAGCAAGAACTAAGAGAAGTTTATGTGCTGGTAAAAATAAGACAAAATGCAGTAAAGTAAGAGGATGCAAATATGTTAAGGGTGCTACTAAAAGTTACTGCAGAAAACAACACAGCAAGAAGGTTAAGATTTCAACTCTTTAAAATAATATCATATAATTATTATAATTTTATTATTATATGATAAAAAATGATATAAAGAGAATAGGATAATATGTTTATAAATAAAATGTCATCATTCAAAGATGCTGTTACACCTTCCACTGTTTCAACCTCGGCTGAGCGTTTATTAGGACGTGTCAAGTGGTTCAATAGTAAAGCTGGTTATGGATTTATTACAGTAACCGACGGACAACGTTCTGGTTCTGATATTTTTGTTCACCATAGTGCTATTAATGTTGAAAATCAACAATACAGATATTTAGTTCAAGGTGAATATGTTGAATTTACACTTGTTGCTACTCCAAATGGTAATCATGAATTTCAAGCTTCAGCAGTTTGTGGAATCAAATCTGGTAAGTTGATGTGTGAAACAAGAAGAGAGTTTAAGATTGCTAGAAACAATTATAGAACTACATCACAACCAAACTCAAGTGCTGAAAGTGTTGAGATGCCTAGACAACAAAGACCACCTAGACCATCTAGAACTAATCCTCCAAGAGCAAGAGGAAATGGCCCAAGAGATGAAAATAGCAAGGAATGGACTCTTGTAGGTAAGGCTAACAATCAAGTTGCTAATTCTCAACAATCTAGACCAAGCGATAGTGCTCGTCCAAGACGTGGAAGACCAGCTAAGCAACAATCATCTGCGTAAACTAGAGGCTTAAAATACATAATTATATTTTCTTTTAGGAATCTAATAAAAAATATATGTTAAAATTATATTTTTTATTTTTAAAATTAATATTTATATTATATATAATGTCAGACGATGAAGGTATTACAACATCTGAAACTGAAGTATCAACATTAGTTGATGAACAAAATGCTGGAAAAAAGAAATCTAACGGTCATAAAATGAGCTGTAAATGCCCTATCTGTAAAAATATGATGAAAAAATCAAAAGGTGAGGTTGATATGATGGGTGGTAAAAAATCTAAAAAGTCAAAAAAATCTAAAAAGTCAAAAAAATCAAGAAAATCAAGAAAATCAAGAAGACATAGAAAGCATTAAATTTTTGTATATTATATTCAAATACTTTCATCAAATATAATATATTTTTAATTAAACATATTAAAGTTACTTTCATATATGTAAATATAAATGAAGAAATCAGGAAATAAGACTAAGAATAATAAAAAGGAGACTGTTGTTGAAGATACTAATAAAATTGTAAGCCAGGAAATTACTTTAACAGATGAAAACAATGAAGAAGAAAATCACAGTTCAGATAAGATATTAAATCAGTTTGAAACTATTATTGATTCTTTGTCTATTTTTAGAAACCAAATTAATTTACTTCAATCACAATTGCGAAATCTCGAAAAATCTGTTAAAAAGGAAGTTAAATCACTTAAAAAGGCTGCTGTGAAAAATAAAAATAAGGGAAATAGAAAACCATCTGGTTTTGCGAATCCAACAAAAGTATCTAAAGAATTATGTGAGTTTATGAATAAACAAGAAGGAAGTCAAATTGCTAGAACAGAAGTTACAAAAGCAATTATTTCTTATATCAAGAATAATAATCTCCAAAATAAAACAAATAAAAAGATTATATCACCTGATGAAAAATTAAAATTTTTATTGGGAATTAAAGAAGAAGAAGAATTAACCTACTTCAATCTTCAAAAATATATGAATAAACATTTCAATGCCGCAACTAACAATGAATCTAATTTATTAAATCAAGATTCTTAATTTTTTTACATTCATATATTGTAATATTTTTATCCTCATAACATATTTTCTTATTGAAATTCGAATCAAAGTCATAATTAAAAAATAAATCACAATCATAGTCATTTTTTATAATAGTTAACCATAATTTATCGCAAATATTTATATATTTTTCATATATTTGCTTACCACCAATTATGATAATTTTAAAATCCTTATTTAAGTAAGGAAACAATTCTGAATAATCACTATCAATTAATAATTCATTTATATGTTTTTCAATATTTTCATTATTTGTAAATATTGTATTTTTATCATTAAGATGAATATAATTTTCTGGATTTTTAGTCAAAACAATATTTAATCTATTTTTTAATGGTCTATTTTTAATTGGTAATGAAAAATATGTATTTTTTCCCATTATAACAACATTTCCAGATGTTATATTATAAAAATGTTTCATATCTATTGATGATTTCCATGGGATACTATTATTTTTTGAAATTCCATTATTAATGTCTTTTGCTAAAATCAACTCCATTATATTTTTAATAAATAAGATAAAAATATAATTATTATTTATAATATATTATCATATATTATGCAGAATTTTAAATCAGAAGAACAGATAAATAATATCAAAAATATAAATGATAAATTATTCAATTCCTTATTAAAAAATACAGAATTATTTAATAATATAATTTTCATTTATACTCCTCCAAAGGTTGGTTCAACAACTTTAGTTTCATCTATAAGATTATGTGCATCAAATAAATATTCAGTTATCCATATACATGATGAAATAATGCTGAAATATATTACTGGAACACATGATAATATAACTATAAACGATTTAATATATTACAATAAATCATTAGGAAAAAATATATATGTTATTGATGTTTATAGAACACCAATAGAGAGAAAGATGTCAGAATTTTTTGAAAAAATAAGCTGTTATCATTTCAATAATTCAGAAGAAAATATAAATAATTATAATTTAGATTTGATAATAAAACGTTTTAATTGTCTATTTCCATTTTTGGGAAAAGGAGATCATTATTATGAAAAATATAATATTGAACCTGACAATTTTGATTTTGATAAAAAATATATACATCAAAATATAAATGGAATAAATTATATTAAATTACGACTTAATGATTCAAATGAATGGGGTAGTATATTGACTCAGATTTTAAATACAAATATTTATATTTTAACTGATTATCAGACTGATAAAAAAATAATAGGAAATTTATACAATAGATTTAAAAACTCATATAAATTACCAATGAATTATTATGAACTTATAAAAACAGATAAATATTTTAATTTATATTTAAATGAAAATGAGAGAAATCAATATTTAAGTAATTGGAATAATAAACTCACAGATAATTTCAATTCATATACACAAGAACAATATAATTTTTATGTAAATTTATGTTTAGAAAATCAAGTTTATAATGATTTTCAATCAGAACATTATTTAGATAATGGATGTTTATGTATATTATGTTCTAAAAAAAGAGAATTTATTTTAAATAAATTAAAAAATAAAGAAATGATAAATGATAAAATAATACATAATGAAGTAGTAAATGAGGTAAAACAAAATAAAATAGAAAAAATAACTAATTTTGCCAAAAAACTAACAAATATTAAAAACAAGATTAAAAATAAAAATATTAATAAATTGAGTGAAAATGTATCAAATTATAATGTAAGACTTTATAGTAGCCATAATCAAAAATTAGGTAATATTAAGTATATGTAATATATTTTATTCATATAATACATACGATATAAGATAATATTTTTATAATATATAATGGATAGTATATCTGATAAATTAAATTTACCAGAACCAATAAAGTTTGACGAAAAAATATTTAAAAAATTCAGCAAATTGAAGAAAAAGGGAGAAAACATATTTAGTGATATAGATTCTGATTTTATTCAAAGTCTTGTATATCTTTATTTATTGAAAAAATATAAGAGTGAATGTTTTTTATATAATGAAAATGATGCATTTCGATTATTAGGAATTGAATTTATTATAAATGAAAATGAAACCGAGGAACAAAAAAAACTAAATGAAGAACATATAAATGTTTTAGCACAAGCATTTATCGATTGTTTAGATAAAAATACAAAAATTATTATTGTACCTATCGTTATAGATCATGTAGATGAAAATATAGCACATTCTAATGTTTTAATTTATAGGAAAAAATATAATGAGATAGAACATTTTGAACCTCATGGAGCATATTTTAATCTTGATAAAAAAGAAGGTAATAAAATGAAAAAAATTGTATTACGTTTTGTTAATGCTTGTAATAAATTGTTAAAAAAAAATAAAAAACAACCAATTAAATTTATTCCTTCAAATGAAGTTTGTCCTGCTATAGAGGGACTTCAAGCTTTGGAGGCCGCATCACCTTTAACAAAACCAGATGGTTCTGAAGAAGAAGGATATTGTGCTATTTGGAATAATTTTTTTACAGAAGTATGTTTGAAAAATCCTGACATGAGAAGTAGTGAAGTTATGGATATCTTATTTAAATTTTTTAAAAATAAAGAAAATATTGAAGACTATTTAAGAAAGGTAATTCGTGGCTATAGTGGAATGCTCGGAGAAATAATTGATAAATATATTTCTATATTATTTGGTGATGAAATAAGTGTTGAAAATGTAAATGAATTATTAGGTCAAGAAGATGTAGATGTAGATAAATATGATAAAATACGTAGAATGTTATTAGAATTATTTAAATTAGAAGCTTATTTATTAACAGATAAAAATTTTAATATTGAAGATGAAATGAAAAAAATAGATATTGAAATAAGAAAAAATAAATTTTACAAAAACTTGACAAAAGATGAAAAAATTGCTCTTTTAATAAAAAAGAAAATATTAGAAAATTATGAAAAATTTAATGAAGCAAATTTAAATACAATATCTCAAGATTCAAAAGTAGAACTTTTAAGTTCAATATTAGAAAATTATGGTGAAAGTAGTGAAGAAATAGCAAGCACAATTGATGATATGGATATTTTGAGTGCTTCGGACAAAAAAAATAAATCAGAAAAATCTTCAATTGTTTCTATTTTATCTGAAAAATCTTTTCAGCCTAATAAAAGGCGTGTAGGTAAAAATATTATAGATACAAAAACAGAGACTGAAAAAGAAACAGAGACTGAAAAAGAAACAGAAATTGAAGAAGTGATACAACCAAAAAAAATTGGTAAATCCAAAAATATAGTTGAAACTGAAACTGAAAGTAAGACTAAAGAAGAATCAATTAAATTCCCATCATTTAAAGCTGAAATAATTGATTTTAAATCAAAAACAATAACCAAACCAGTTACCAAAACAATAACCAAACCAGTTACCAAAACAATAACTGAACCAAAAACAAAAACAATTATCAAAACAATAACCAAACCAATTACAAAAACCACATCTAAAACAGTATCAAAACCATTTACAAAATTAAAATCAAAAACATCAAAAATTTCAAAAAAACTCACATCAAAATTACCAAAAAGTAAAAAGACATCAATAAGAATAAAAGGTACAAGTTTAAAGATGGATGAAGAGAGATGTCCTGAAGGTAAGATGTTTGATCCAAAAGAATGGGGTTGTGTTGATATAAAATCTAAAAAAACATTACCTAAAACTAAATTGAATATATATAGTTTAAAATCAAAAAAAACAGATAAGATTTCTTCATCAATAATGGGTAAATGTGAAAAAGGTAAATACTTTAATAAAAAAACAAGAAAATGTAATAATCTTGATATAGATAAAGTACGTATTCCTCCATTTATTACAAATAATAATAAATTATCTGAAGAATCAAGAAATTGTGTAGAGGAATTATTAAAATGTAGTAATAATTAGATAATATTATAAATATAAAATGATAGAATAAATATTTTATATAAATTATTTATTCTATTTTCTATTTTTACGAGTTTTTTTATTACAAGCACAATCTGAAAATAAGCCTGGAATAAATTTGCCAACTTTAATCATTTGAATTTGTGTATCATCAATTAATTTTTTAATTGTTCCTTGTTTTTTACCCTTATGATATTTTGTTACACTTTTATATCCTTTTCCATTTTTGATTGAAACTTTACGAACAATTTTTTTACCGCCACTTTGTGTTTTTACTTCAACATTTTTATAATTAAAATTATTTAAATTTGAATTCATATTCATATATATAATTAAGAAAAATTAAAAATATAAATTATATATATGGATTATTATAATTTATTCGTACATTTATTCCATATTGTTATAGTAGGTGGTTTGTTTTTATATGTAGGTATAAATAGAAATGCTACTCCTAAATATATATTTAATCTTTTATTTATTTTAGGCATAATAATATTGTTATACCATATCTATAAAACATATATTAAATTAAGTAAGAATATAAATCCATGGGTTAACTTATTTCATATATTTATAGTCGCACCAATAGTTATATATATAGGTTATAATTCTATTGAAACTAAACGGCTTTATTTCGAGTTATTAATGATGTTAGCATTTGCTGCGATTGGTTACCATTCTTATTATATTTTTTATAATTAACATATTTCATTTATCCATTTATCTGACAATACTTTATTTACACTTTCTAATGCTCCCTCAATCCATCCTTGATAAGTACTTACAACTTCTCCAACAACAAGCATACATTTTTCAGGATGTTGGGCTTTATTTATAAAATCATTTCTATTTTTAAAATCACCTTTAAGAGGTTCATAATAATGTGTTCCAATAGGCCAATAAAAATCTTTAAGTGCTAATATTTTTAATTTATCATCATCTATTCCAAGACTTTTTTCGATAAGTTCAGAAAAGTATTGTCTATTTATCTCAGTATTTTCTAATTTATCTTTTAATTTTATAGCATTTTCATTATCACTATATGCTATCATATAAACACCTTTATCAGAATTAACTGGAATTATTTTCTGCAGTTCAGATGGAACAACAGTATAAAAAGGAACATATTTTTTCATAATTTCAGATGATTTTTTATCAAATTTAGCATATAATCTTAAAAATGTCTGACCGTGAATTTGTTTATACAAACTATTCGGTTTATCAGCATTTGGAATAAGTTTTTTAATACCACTTATTGTTGTTGCCAAAATTATTTTATTTGTATAATAAATATTACCCATTTCTGTATCAATTTTATAAATATTTGGTTTTTGATTTACACTTTCTATTTTTATCACATTATTAGAAAACTTAAAGTGTTCTTTTCCAATAAAATTATATAATTTATTTATTAAATTTTTAAAGTCAATTCTTAAGCCAATCCATCCACTTGCGTTATCTTCCATACCATAATTAAATAATGTTTCATAAATATCTGCCTTTTCATAATCTGTATAACCGTTATTGATTATAAAATTATGATATATTTCCTTTCCTAAAATTTTTTCCGCAAATTCTTTGAATGTTTGTGTTTTGAATTGGATATTTTTTTTATTAATATTATAAATTTTTTTAAGATAATTCAATGTTTTTATAATATTTATGTTTTCTTTTATGGTTTTTGAATAATTTACATGTGCGTCAAATTCATTGTATTTTACATTTAATTCATTCATCAATTCAATTAATAATGGATTTGTATCTTTTCGTCCAACACCAGCACCTGTTACAATATCAACACCATAAAATGACTCACTATTAACTCTTCCTCCAATCCAATTTTTCTTATATTTTTCTAAAATTAAAAATCTAATATTTGGATTATTTTTTTTAATATTGAAAGCACTATATAATCCTGCTATTCCACTTCCAATTATTATGATATCATATGGTCCACTCATATTTATAATAATAAAATATATTATTATAGATATTTCATTATTTTTATTCATTTTTAATTATTTTAATTATTTTAACCCTTTTTAACCTTTTTATTTTTCATTGTTTTATTTGCTGTTCTTTTTTTACTTAATGTTATACTTTGTTTATTTTTACATTTAAAATTACCTCTAGTGTAACCTTTTGAATTTATAATTGTTTTAGTACATATTCCAATTGATTTAGCTTCATTTTCGGGATCTACTTTTTTAATACATTTACATAATTTTTCTGACAGTATTTTTTCAGCATTTATTTTTAATAATCTTTTTGATTTTGGTATTGGTTGATTATAATAGTTTAATATATCTTTATAATCTTCATTTGTCAATTGAGACATTTATATATTGTTATATGTATATATTATATTTTATAATTTTTATTAAATATTTTATACATTTTCTTATTTAAAATAATAAAAAATTTACTTAAAGTTTAAAATAATTTATAATTTACATGCCATTTATTACTTTTATTTATAAAATTGGAAAAAATCCTAAGATATATTATGGTAAATATTGTATTGATTATATTTCAGATGATCATGATGGATTAGATAATGAAGTTAAATATACTTTAATAAAAGGATTAAATGATTATAGAATACAGAGAAATATGCCAAAATTAAATTCAAAAATTTATATAGGTGTATTATCTTTTTCATCAAATCAAATTATTCCAACTTATTCATCAGACAATGAAATTAAATGTTTTGATTTTTATTATGACTATAATGATAAAATATATATTAATGGAAAATTAATATAAAAATTTAGAATTATTAATAATCAAATTATAAATAATTTTAATTTATTTTTGAAATGTTAAAAACTATACATATATTAGTATGAAAATAGTTGTATTTGATTTAGATGAAACATTGGGATATTTTACAGAATTTGGAGTATTTGTTGATTGTTTAAAAAGATACATAAATCCCAAAAATATGAATGATATAATTTCCCAAGAGCAATTCAATAAATTGTTAGATTTATATCCAGAATATTTAAGACCAAATATAATAAGTATTTTAAATTATTTAAAGGATAAAAAGGATAAAAATATTTGTAGTAAAGTTATGATTTATACGAATAATCAAGGAAGTAAAGAATGGGTAAATAATATTATTTCATATATTCAAAATAAAATAAATTATAAATTGATAGATCAGATAATTTGTGCTTTTAAAATAAATGGTAAAAAAATTGAGTTATGTAGAACAAGTAATAATAAAACATATCATGATTTAATAAAATGTACGAAACTACCATTAGACGCAGAAATATGTTTTATGGATGATAATTATTTTCCAGGTATGTCAAATGATAATGTATATTATATTAATATTAAACCATATTATAATTCTATCGACTTCAAAATTATGTGTAATAAGTTTTGTGAGTCGGAAGTAAGTAAAGAATTATTGAATCCAAATTATGATAAGAATAATTTTATTAATTATATGTTGGATGAATTTAAGTTTTATAATCTAGAAATTATAAAAAAAACAGAAGAAGAATATAATATTGATAGAATTTTAAGTAAAAAAATTATGTTACATCTTCAGGATTTTTTTTCAAAGTCATCAAAAAATAAAACACGAGTAAACACGTATAAAAAATATAAAAAAAATAAAACTCAAAAAAACAATAAATAAATAGAAAAATACATTTTGTATTTATTTATAAATATTTAATTTAACATATATATTGATTTATTATCGATTTTGTTTTTTATATTATTGAATATATTAACCATATATTTTTGTATAGTAACAATATAATTATTGAGAGCAGAAGTAGTTAATAAGAATAATCCTGAGCTAAATGCAATTTGTCTATCTAAATCATTAAATTCTATTTTTCTAAATGGATTGAATCTATAAATTAAAAAAAGGCAAATGTATATTCTAATATAATAATCCATAATATTTAGATAAACAACAGCATTTGTGGATAAACCTAATGTTGTTAAAAATATCAATATATAGGATGATATTATAAACGAATTAAATGCTAAATATTGAAAATTATATAATTGTTTTTTAATTGATGACATATAAATTATATATTATCTTTATATTATTTCCATTATAATAATCAACTTACATCGATATAATATTTTTCATTATAAATTATTAATATTATTATAATTGTTGTTATTATTATCATTAGAAATATTATTATTAATATAAAAATCTAATGTTCTTGCACTTGGATCTTTTGCTTCTGTATATTTTGGCATCCAATAATATGGAATTATATTTTCGCAATTACCAAAATAAGAGCTAAATATTGAACTATAATATTGTTTTTCAGTTTCTATATTAGATGCTATGTTTTTAATACTATAAGTATTATTTTCTTTAAGATGAGATTCAATACGATCTTGTAATATTTTATATAATGAACGTCCATGAGAACTTACACCATCACTGAATGCTTCTTTTTTTCTCCATAATATTTCATTGGGTAACAATTGTTTATTTTCATAATCATTGAAATATTTATCTGAAAAAGCATGTCTTATAATATATTTTTCAATTTCATTAAAATTTCTATGATTTCTATAATACAATGGAATAGATAAATAATAATTTACAAACGTTTTATCTAAAAATGGAGTTCTTGGTTCCAAACCATGAGATGATATGGATTTATCCGATCTTAGTACATCAAATAAATGAATATCTTTTAATAATCTTCGAGATTCTCTGTCAAATTCTAAATCATCAGGACATTTATTCATATAAAGATAACCACCACATAACTCATCAGAACCATCTCCATTGAAAATGACTTTAGCATCACTATTTTTTGATATATATTTTCCCAATAAATAGTTGCCTATACTGGCTCTTACAGTTGTTGTATCATAACTCTCAATAGCATAAATAACTTCTGGAATTGCTTCAAACATTTCATTTTCACTAACTATAATCTCAGTATGATTAGTCTGTAAATAATTTGCGACTATTCTGGCATTTTTTAAATCTTCTGAACCAATTAGACCAATACTATATGTTTCTAATTTTTTAAAATTATTCATTTTACAGTAATTATTGACAAGTGAAGCAATAAGACTGCTATCAAGACCACCAGATAAAAGACAAGCAATAGGTCTTTCTGTAGTTTCGCATCTTTTATAGACTGCTTGAGATAAATAAAAGTTTACTTGTTTATAAATCATTTCTAATTGTGTATTATCAGAAAGTGATAAATTATGAAATAATGGCATATTTGGAGTATGATATTGTCTATTTTCAATTTCTGGTTTCCATAAGGATTGTACCATACTTGTTAAATTATATACACTATAAGTTCCTGGTTCAAATTGTTTTATTGATGAAGTCTCAAAATCAATATGATTAAATATATAAATATTTTTTAATTCGGAAGAAAAACTAATTACATTTGAATTAGAATTCTTTTTTGATGTATAATACAATGGTCTAACACCAAAAGGATCTCTAGCAACATATACTTTATTATTTAAATCAGATGTTATTCTATTGTCTAATAAAATAAAAGCAAATACTCCATCCAACATTGTCAATGTTTGTTCTATTCCATATCTAATAAATAAATGGATAATGACTTCACAATCTGAATCAGTTTTAGGAGTAACATTCATATATCTATATAATTCTTTATAATTATAAATTTCACCATTACAAATTAAAACTACATCATTAACTATCAATGGTTGATTTGATTCATCATTGAGACCATTTATAGCTAACCTATGAAATCCCAAAACCATTTTTAAATAATTAAAATCTAATTTAGAAAACTCTGGGCCACGATTTTTTCCTCTATTAAATTCTTTTTCGATAGTATCTTTATCAAATTGAGAATGATTGAGAAGAGCAAAAATACCACACATATTTATATATTTATTTTATTTATCTTTATATATATTTATTAATTGATTTAATAAGATGATAATAAATAAAAAATCTTGTCTATTTATATTAATGACAACAAAATATTATCCAAATGATATTTGTGTGAAGACAATACACGAAGAAACTAATAGAAGAATTTATGATAGAAATATTCCATCTCAAATGTTACAACCCTATTTGGATGTAAGACCAGTCATGACAAAATATTCTTATTTTCCCATTGTTGATCCAAGAAAAGAAATAAACGTACAATTACAACAAATGCCTACATATAACGTACATAATGTATTTAATCCAGGTAATACTCAATCGCCTTGGTCTGGTTTTGCTTCAAATATCAATAAAGAATCTGAATTAAGAAATCAAATTTACGCATTACAAAAGTGTAGTCAATCAGTATATGTACCTAATAGTTCAAGTGATTTATATCAGTATAGTTTTAATTCAGTAAAACAACAAATACCTCATTCTTTATTATTTACAGAAGAATCTTTTAGTGATTTTAATCCTAATCCACAAAGTAATGTGATTGGAGTTGGACTTTTCAATAATTCAACAAGAACACAGGTTAAAGATTTAACTGAAAAAACTCCTCAATGTTAAAATTTATTTTTTAAAATAAAATAAAGCAAAAAAATAAAAATAAATTTATAAAAAAAAATAAATAATAAATAATAGTGAATGTCTCAAGAATTGATAAATCAGATTACATTAGATTGTTTATTAAATAAAGAACAACTTACTAAAAATACAGATTATAAAATATCAAAATTAATAAGTAAAAAAGATAAAAAATTTTATAGAAAAAGAATATTCGATTTAACTAGAAGTCTTTTACTTAATAAAGATAAACCAAAAGAGCTATCACCAGACATAAAATATGCTTTTGATAATTATGTTAAAACATGTGTAAGTTATTTTAAAACAATAGATAATAATGATATTATTCAAGATGAATATAAAGATTTAGAAGATTTAGATGAAATTATGAATATTCAATTGGAAAATGAAATAGATTTACATGATATAAATATAAATTCAAAAGAGGAAGCAGATAAACTTATGTTGCGTTCTATAAATTTAAAACCTACATTAGATAATTTTATACATAAAGTAAAAATAAAATCGGAAGAAATTATTCTTCCAAAACAAAAAGAAATAAATCTAAATGACCCTAATTTAAAAACAAAAGGTATAAAAAAGAAAAATATCAATAATAAATATGATGAAAATAATAAGTCAAAAAAGGAAGAAGTTAAAGAAGACAAAAAAAATGATGAAAAATAAAAAAATTAAAAAACAATATGGTGGTAGATCACAAAAAAATAAATCAAATAAATTAAAAAAATTACAATGTAGTCCAAAGGATAAAAATAAGATAAACAAGTTTAGTTGCTATACAGATGAAACTTTAATAAAATTGAGAGATTTATGGAATGAAAGACATCCTGACAATCTAATAAAAACAAATAATACACAAGAGATACATAAAAAATTAGCAAATAATTTAAGTAATGTATGTAATAAAGAGTCTTGTTGGCTTAAGCAAAAATTTACTAATCATAAATTGGACGATCAATTTTCGGATTCTTTTGCTCCAGAATCTCCTGATGAATGGAAAAAAAATCCAAATGAATGGTTAACAAGTTCTGATATCATAAATGTAATGAAACAATATGAGAAGGCATATAAATGCTTTGATTTTATAGGTCCAAGTCCAATTGATTTTGATACCAAAAAAATGTTCGGTGAATGTGTTTGGGATGAATTATGTAATTTTAATTTAGCCGAACAGATTAAAGATGGTAAGACTAAAATTGGAATGATATTTAATACACATCCTCATACTAAACCAGGAGAACATTGGTTATCTATGTTTATTAATATTAAAAAGGGTAAAATATTTTTCTTTGATAGTGTTGGAAATAAAATACCAGAACAAATTATGGCTCTTGTAAATAGGATTATAGAACAAGGAAATAATTTGAATCCAAAAATTAATTTTATATTCGACCAAAATTATCCAGTAGAACATCAATATGAAAATACAGAATGTGGTATATATAGTCTATATTTTATAATACATATGTTAGAGGATAAAATAACAGAACATTATTTAAAAACTCATATATTGAGAGATGAATATATAGAAAAATTCAGAAAAATATATTTTAACGATGATTTGTAAAAAATAATAAAAAATAAATATTTATAAATTACTTATATTAAATTAATTATATAAATTTAATTATATTAAATAAAAAATATTAAATATAATTATGTCTATAAATGATTTTCTCTCTAAAAGTAATATTGAAATGATATGGGATGTAATTATGGATGAAGATATTTTTAAAAATAGAACAAAAGAAACAATTATAAATATTAATAATTTATTTAATAAATTAATAAA